CCGTCAGGTAGGTACAGAGGAGCTTACCTGGCGGGACCTTCAGGCTATAGTCAGCCATGCTGAGCCAGGAGGGCCGCTGGCTAAGGACCTCGGCTACGTGTGGACCACAGACGGCTACATGCTAGCTAACATCTACGACGTCCTTGCTGGAGCTAACTGGCAGCGTGCTGGCAAGTCTAGTGAGCCTCCACCTAAGCCTATTCGAAGGCCAAATGAGATTAGGGATGATGAGCGTGCTTTCGGGTATGACCCCATCCCTCTAAGTGAATTCAATGATTGGTGGGATGCCTAATGGCTTCTGTTGAGCTAGCCACAGGTTATTACCAACTAGTGCCCTCCATGAAGGGTAACAAGGAAGCTATTGTTGGAGAGATTACTGGTGCTGTAAACGAGGGCTCCGATAAAGCTGGTAAAGAAGGCGGGGCTAGGCTATCCACTAGGTTGGCTGAAGGGCTTAAAGGTAGCTCTCTTGCAGCCCTCGGTGCAGGTGTGGCCGCGGGTATTGGCGCCGCCCTCTACAAAGTCGGTGAGACTTTCGATGAGGTCACTGACACTATCCGCACTGGTACGGGCGCCACAGGTGAGGCTCTCGACGGACTAGTCGATGTTGCTAAGCGTGTGGGCTCTACTACTCCAGCTGAGTTCTCTAAGATAGCCCCAGTTGTCGCTGACCTGAATACCAGGCTAGGTCTGACTGGCGAGGACCTCGAGACTGTAGCTAAGCAGGTTCTAGAGGCTGGCCGGCTGCTGGGTCAGGACGTTGACATCAGCAAGACCACAGCAGCATTCAGCGCGTTCGGTCTTGAGGCTAAGCAAATTCCTGGAGCTATGGATGACTTGTTCAGGGTCAGCCAGGCTACTGGTTTAGGTTTCAATGACCTAGCCCAGAAAACCGCTCAGGCTGCGCCTACAATGAAGGCTCTTGGATTCGGGTTCCAAGACACAGCGGCTATGATCGGTGCCTTTGATAAAGCCGGTTTGAATTCAAGCCAGATTATGACCTCTATGACTAAGGGTCTCACTACTCTGGCTAAGTCCGGTGAGGAGCCCAAGGAAGCCTTCAAGCGAGTTACTGGAGAGATTGGTAGCTATATCCAGTCGGGTAATGAAGCTGCTGCTCTTAAGCTTGCTAGTAAGTTGTTTGGTACTAAGGGTGCTACCCAGTTTGTGGAGGCACTAAAGCAGGGCAAGATCGGCGCTGAGGACATGATGAAGTCCATCGGCGCTACTGACGACACTATTCTCGGTGTGGCCGGTGAGACGTCGGACTTCGCTGAGAAGTGGCAGATAGTTCAGAATAATGCACAGCTCGCCTTGGAGCCACTGGGCTCAGCGGTGTTCAGCACCTTGGCTGATGTCTTGTCAGCTATGGCGCCTACTCTCCAAGATATAGGTAACTGGCTGAAAGAGAATACTTGGGCTTTCGGAGCTCTGGGTGCGGCTATAGCAGGTATCCTGATCCCTGCCTTCGTTACGTGGGTGGCAGGTATCTGGGCGTCTACGGCAGCTCTTCTTGCCAGCCCTATCACGTGGATTGTGGTTGGTATAGCCGCTCTTGCTGCCGGACTTGTCCTCCTGATTGCTAACTGGCAGGCTGTATCTGATTTCATCGGTGGTGTGTGGAATAGCACTGTTGAAGGCGCTAAGGGTCTCTGGGAAGACTTCGTCAGAGGCCTGACGGAGTTCGCTACGGGTATTGGCCAGTGGTTTATGGAAGGCCTGGCTGGAGCTGGGCAGCAGATTGCTGAGTTCTTTGCTGGCCTACCGCAGATGATCCTTGATGGCCTTGCTGCTCTTGGCGAGGTTACCCTCATGATTGTGGGCTTCTCTATAGGTATCTTCGCTGGCCTTATTGTGGGATTCGTACAATTCCTAGGGTACATTCCAGGCTGGCTGGCGTCTGTGGGTGAGTGGCTGATGTCGCTTCCCGGCAAGGTACTTGAATGGCTCGCTGGTCTTGGTCAGCTAGCTGGTAAAGCCGCTGAGTGGTTCGGTGGGTTCTTCCAGAGTATGGTCCGCAAGGGTGGCGAGATTATTGAGTGGGTTAAGCAACTGCCTGGCAAGATCATTGGTGGTATAGCGTCACTGGCGTCGAGCCTTCCTCAGAAAGCGTCTGAGGCGTGGAACGGATTCCTCCGTAAGGCTCAGGAGCTAGGCGGCCAGGTTGCTGAATTCGCTCGCTCGCTGCCAGGCAAGATCACTGGAGCTCTTGGTGATCTAGGCAGCCTTCTGGTCCGGTCTGGTGGCGCTCTTGTGGATGGCTTCTTGCGAGGTATCCAGGGAGCATGGAACTCCCTTGTGGGCTGGGTTAAGCAGGGCATGGATTGGTTGCGTGGTCTGTGGCCTTTTTCCCCTGCTAAGTGGGGACCTTTCTCGGGTAAGGGCTACGTGACTCATTCAGGTAAGGCCATCATTAGGGACTTCGCTGATAGCCTCAAGAATGAACAACCTTACCTGCTTGATTCTGCTAAGAGTGTCATGGGTGACTTCCGTGACAACTTCAGCACTAACCTGAATGGCGTTCAACCTGCTTATGCTGGGGCTAATGCTGGAGGTAATACCAGTAGAGTCAATGTTAATGCATACAGTAGTGACCCTTACGCTACTGCTGAGGAAGTTGCCCGGCAGCTGAGGAGACTAATGTGAAAGAAGTCACGTGGAATGGCCACGTGATCAACGGTGGGGACTGGGTTGTGAGCGAGTGCAAGCTCTTCGGCTCAGCCCCCGCCGTTGCGCAGAGTGGCCAGCGTGTGGGCTATGATGGTGTATGGCGTACTAAAGCCTACCACGGCGCTAAGTCTGGGGCTATCAAGGGCTATTACGTAGGGCAGTCTCTGGAGGATGCTGAGGAGGCCATGGAGACTCTCCTGAGTATCGCGGATATTAATACTTCACCTCTGACTGTTAATACACCTCGTGGCCCGAAAACAATGTATGTGGCCCGGGATAGCGCTCTGGATATAACGTTCCTGGCTAATGGGTCAGCGTTTGAGTGGGGAGCTACTCTGATAGCTCCTGACCCTGTGTGGTGGCGTGGAGGTCAGACTCCTGATGGCCAGATTGATGACCAGTACACGGCTAAGCATAGGCTGTATCTACCCAACCTTACGGGCGGTATTAAGTTCCCGATCAAGTATCCTATCTCCTTCTTGGAGTCGGGTAACTACGGTTCGGTTACGGTAAGCTCTGGCTACCATAACAGGGTTAGCCTTAAGCTTTACGGATATGTACAGATACCGTCTGTGATCTTCTCTGGCCCTGGCGGGGCTGGACGACTCCGATGGGACTTTACCCTACAGCAGGACGAGTGGCTAGACATCGATCTGACTAACCGCACGTCACTTAGGCAGGGTCAGTCCTCTGCGTCCCCTACTATCAGGGAATGGCCTGAGCTAGGCAGGGGTGAATTGACTATCGGATTCCGTTCTGACGTGTATTCCCCTACCGCGTATCTTGATGTAATTGTAAGACAGGTGACTATATAATGGCTCTTGATAATGTGCTACCTATTGGTGGCAATATTTCAGTGAATGCCGCGGAATTCCGTAGGCTTGACGTGGGCTCGACTATGGTCCACGACACTCACCCTCTGGCTTGCAGGCCTGGTGTGACGTCGGGTATGACACCTAGCCTCAACGGTAGCCAGATCAGGGTCAGTTCTGGTACGGCTATTGTTACGCCTGTGGCCTCGAATAACGGTAGCTACCGTGTCGCTAACGTGGATGATGTTAGCCTGCCTCTGTATGCTAAGGACACGTCGTACCCGCGTACTGATATTCTGGTGCTAAAAGTGTATGACGGTACTGTGGACGGATCCAACCAATACAAGGCCGCGTTTGAAATGATTAAGGGTACGGCGTCGGCTGGCTTCCCCACACCTGCTACACCCGCTGGAGCTCTGCTGATTGCACGGGTGATCGTGTCGACTACTGGTAGCCCTACTATCTACGATACTAGGCAGTATACTTGTGCTGTGGGCGGGACTATCCCGTGCTATAGCAATAGCAGGCCCACAACGTGGTTCCTTCAGAAGGGCCAACGCATCTATGAGCTGGACACTAACAAGGTCATGCTGTGGACTGGTAGCTCATGGCGCGAGGATACTGTGATCCCTCAGGTTCAGCTGCCCCGTATCCCTGCTATCGCGTCGGGTACGGTGACTGCTAGCTCGGCTGGACCTGCTGTGTTTACTATCCAGTTCCCGCCTGGACGTTTCTCGAGCGCCCCTCGTGTTGTGGCCTCGGTTAGGTCGGCTTCTGGTGACTTCACTTGGGACACCCCTAAACCATATAACGTCACTGCGACACAATTCCAGATGTTCGTCAAGAATGGCCGGGGTTGTGACTTCGACTGGATAGCAATCGAGAACGGATAATGATTAAATGGCAGTCTTTTGCGGCTCTTGACGGTAGGCCTCTGACTGAGCTACCTGGTCTAGCTGTCAAATCTAGCCTGTCATCCATCATTGGGCGGGGAGACTCTGTGACTGTGAGTCTCCCCGTCTGTGATAGGTGGCCTGCTAACTGGATGGATGGCACTCAGCCCATGCGGGCTGTCCTTGCAGCTATAGAGGACAACATCGTTCTGTGGGCTGGCTGGGTAGAGAAGCGCACATACGGGTCAGGTGAGTCCATGGAGCTGACTCTACAGCCTGCCGAAGAGTGGCTTAAGAGGAATTACATCCCTGAGATCTCTTTCAGGGATCAGCGATACACGACTATTGCTCGAGGTATAGGTCTAGACCGCCTGGTAGCTCAGTTTAACGGGCGCCTGGATGAGGATCCTACCCTTGATTGGGGTGACAGAACGTACCGTGCTGACCAGGATATGACGTGCCTGGCGGGTCTCCAGAACCTCATGAAGACTAGGCATGGTGCAGAGTTCGCTACTAGCTGGGAACTACATGCTAACGGCCACCTCGGTATTGTGGTCCACACAGCATACAGGCTTGGTGGTGTGGGTAAGGATACTGCTGGAGCTGCTGTGCTATCTCAAGGCTCCTGGCAGCATGTTGAGGACTGCTCTGACGGTAAAGGAGCCACTATCTGGCGTGTGGTCTCGAATAGGTCTGGGGACGAGCGCAAGGAATTCGCCACGTCTAATGGTCAAGTCCTTCAGTACGGGTGGCTAGAGCTCGAGAGACGCTGGACTCCGGACACGGGGTCAGTGGATGATGCTGTGCTACAGCAGTACATGTACGCGGCTAAGGAGAGCCAGCAGTACGGATTGACGTCTATCAGCGTGGAGACTACATTGGACCACTTCATGCCAGGTCGTGACTTCGTTTTGGGCGACTATGTGGATATTGATATGACTAATCTTAGTAACCCTGAGCTGCAATTCAAAGGTAAAGCCAGGGTTATCGGGTGGGTATGTGACCCTGACCCTGTATCTGGTGAGATCACTAAGATTAAGCCAATGCTTTCGTTGGAGGATTGATGAGTTTCGACCCAACAACGGTCGATAGGCCGTCTAATGACCAGGGTATTCGTGAGGTAGTTAACCGCCTAGAGGGTCTCGAGAGCCGCATTAACGAGCTTACAGCCACTATTGGCGGGGAAGGGGCGGTGTATAACCGCTCTCTGTTCCACGTGAAAGGTCATGCGAAGTTCGATGGCACTCTTGAGATTGCTGAAGGTCTGATTGGTGACAAAGCACTCAAGTCTCAGATCAGCGTTGATGCTGGTAATTCCCGTAACCTTGACTGGTCTCCGGTGACTAGCTGGACCACAGGGGTGTCTACGTTCGTTGTGGCTCCGTCGTGGGCTACTAAAGCACTGGTCATAGCCGGTGGATCGATCATGCCTAACTACAATGCTAACGCTGGCACCCCTGCATGCTGGGGCAGGGTCGAGTGCAGGGGGCAATACAGCCCTGACTTCCTGTCCTTCCTAGGCTCATCGGCTATCCCATCCAATATTTCGTGGCCATTTTTCACTGTACCGGACGAACGAGAAGGGGGGATTGAGGTTAATTGCCAGGCTAAGCTTTACAGCGGTAGTTCTAATAGAGGCGGACGCTGTTTCGTGTCCGCTGTTGTACTGTGGTTGAGGTGATATGTTGAGCCCTGAGACTATGGGTAGCCTTATTGGGGCTATCCTAGCGGGTATTTTAGCGGTTGGCTACAGCGGTGTAAAAGTATATAAGGCTATGTCTGGGTCGCTTAAGAAGATAAAGGATCTTACTGCTGACCTTAAATCTGATACCGAGGCGTTAGTTTATGACAAAACTGATGCTGAGGGTAACACGGTTCAGGATAAGTTGAATATTCTGCTTAAGCAAGCTGACAAGACTAACACGGATTTAGAAATTCTGTCGTCTACTACGGCGGAAATTAAGGGGGTACTGAACCGGCATGATAAGGAGATCGGCCGGTTTAATGACAATATCACCCAGATTAACGATCGTGTGTCCAATACCGAGCGCATGTTGACTTCTAGGTTAGAAGAACATGGACAGCGGCTGCTGTCCATGGAGACAAGGAAGGAGGGTTAAATGGGATATGTGTCTGTGGGCCCTAAATACAATGGACAGGAAGCCTACGCTGCCGAGATTCCAGCTAAGTGGTACAAGCTATTTAAGCGCTATATGGCTAAGTATCACCCGGATATCTCGATTATCCTGATCCAGGCTAAGGGAGGTGCAGCTGCGAGTGCAGGAACGCACAGCGATGGCTGGGCGTTTGACTTCCAGAACTGGCACCTGACGTCTAAGCAGAACGAGATTTTGGTAGCTGAGTCACGTAGGTTCGGAGGTGTGGCTTGGGCTAGGTATAGGAGTCAGGGTTTCGAACCCCATGACCATGTGGCTTGTGATTCTGGTGGCAGTTCTGACACTGCCTGCCAGTACCAGGTTGTTGCTGCTCATGCTGGGTACAACGGCCTAGGCTACCGAGGCCGTAAAGCTAGCGATAATCATCCTGCCCCTGCTAAGTGGGTTACCTGTGCCCAGGGTATAGGCATGATGGAGGCTATCCTGGGTGGATTCAAGACAAACGAGGAAGGACCAACATTGGACAAGAGCGAACTGATTCAGGCTGTACGTGAAGGCGTCGGCGGACTCAACTGGGGTAACGAGACGTTCGGTGCGTACCTCGGACGTATGCAGGCTGCTTGCCAGACTGCTGCGTACTATGCCCACCAGGCTGCTACTCAGACTGCGCCTATCACCCGGCCTGGTGACCCCTCTGCTGATAGCCGTGGGCAGGTTGTGATTCGCCAGGAGATCGCTGATGCTAAGACGCGCATCACTGCGGTGCAGGCTCAGATGGAGGAACTGCGTAACAGTATGTCTCAGCTTGTGGAGCTTGTCAAGACTCTGACTCCACATGACCCTGGAGTCACTGCCTGATAGCGCGATAGCCTGAAAGGAGGTGTGGTCCCCTGGTAGATAGTATCAGGGGACTCTCCCCCAATGAAAGC